GCTAATCTCATAGTCGAATCGGTCAAGGAAGAAGGAAGCGATAAGAAGAACCTTTTCATGAAGGGCATCTTCATTCAGGGCGGAGTAAAAAACGCAAATGAGCGTGTTTACCCCGTCTCTGAAATTGCTGAAGCCGTTAATACCCTAAATGAACAAATCCGTGACGGTAACTCTGTACTTGGTGAGATCGATCACCCTGATGACCTCAAAATCAATCTGGACAGAGTGTCGCACATCATCACAGAAATGTGGATGGACGGTGCAAATGGATTTGGCAAACTCAAAATCATTCCAACTCCCATGGGCCAGCTTGCTGCTACCATGTTAGAAAATGGAGTAAAACTCGGTGTTAGTAGTCGTGGCAGCGGAAACGTTGACGAGGCTACTGGCAAAGTCAGTGACTTTGAAATCGTCACTGTGGACATCGTGGCACAACCCTCGGCTCCAAATGCGTACCCCAAAGCAATCTACGAAGGACTAATGAACATGCGTCATGGTCACCGTGTATTGGATAACTTAAAAGGTGCAAATCTGGACAAGGACGCCAAAGTTCAAAAATACTTGCGTGAGTCGGTTACCGATCTCATCAAGAATCTGAAATTATAAAAGGGGATATCAATGTTTGATGCCATCAAACCACTACTTGAAAGCGGAATCGTCAATGAAGATACAGCCCAGGCCATCAATGAGGCATGGGAAGTAAAGTTGAACGAAGCTCGTGAACAGGTACGTTCGGAACTTCGTGAGGAGTTCGCTCAGAAGTATGAGCATGACAAAAATGTAATGGTAGAAGCCTTAGATAAGATGATTACAGAAGGACTAACTCAAGAAATCAGAGAATTTCAAGAGGAACGTCAGGCAATGAACGAAGACCGTGTGAAAGCACAGGCTAAACTTCGTGAAAACGCACAGAAATTCAACGACTTCATGGTTACTAAACTAGCCGAAGAGATCCGCGAACTACGTGCTGATCGCAAAGTTCAACTTGAAGGTCGTGAGAAACTAGAGAAATTTGTAGTACATGCTCTATCTCGTGAAATCAAGGAATTCGAAACAGACAAACGTGCTGTAGTAGAAGCCAAAGTCAAACTAGTTGCCGAAGCTAAACAACAACTTGACGCTCTAAAGCAGAAATTCATCGCTGAAAGTGCCAAGAAGTTAAGTGTTTCAGTAAGCAAACATCTAAAAGGTGAAATCAGTCAGTTAAAAGAAGACATTCAAGGTGCTCAAGAGAACACATTTGGTCGTCGTCTGTTCGAAGCATTTGCTGCAGAATTCAGTTCAACACATTTGAACGAAAAAGCAGAAACTCGTAAGTTGATGGCTAAGCTCCAACAACGTGAACAACAGCTTGCTGAATCTATCAATATTGCTAAGCAGTCACAACGCTTAGTTGAAAGTAAAGAACGTGAAGTTCGTATCATCAAAGAAAGCAATGTTCGTGCAAAAACAATGTCTGAGTTATTGGGCACATTGAACGAAGACAAAGCAGAAGTGATGATGAGCTTACTAGAAAGTGTGCAGACGCCAAAACTGAAGCAAGCTTTCGACAAGTATTTGCCAGCCGTACTTAATACTCAACAACAATCACAGGCTCCTAAAAAGCGCATGATGGTTGAGAGTACAGAAGTAACTGGTAATAAATCTGCCGTGAAAACAGAAGTTGAAATTGAAGAGCGTGATAACGTGATTGATATCAAACGTCTGGCAGGGCTTTAATCGACATACTATTAACAGGAGATAATTAAATGTCAAAAGTATTATTAGAGAGCCGTTGGAATGAAACCAAAGAAGCCCTCCTAGAAGGTCTCAAGGGAATCCGCCGCTCATCAATGGGTGTTATTCTAGAAAACACACGCAAGCAACTACTTTCAGAAAGTACTGCTGGCACAACAACCGCTGGTAACATTGCCACACTAAACCGTGTCATTCTTCCAGTTATCCGTCGTGTAATGCCAACCGTTATCGCTAACGAGTTGATTGGCGTTCAGCCAATGACAGGTCCAGTTGGTCAAATCCACACACTACGTGTACGTTACGCTCAGTCATTGACAGATGATTCAGCAGCACAGACATCAGTTGTGGCTGGCGACGAAGCCCTATCACCATTCTTGATTGCTCAAGCGTACTCACGTACACCAGCCGGTCAAAACACAGCGTACAGCTACACAGCCGCTCCTACTGCTACCCTCGAAGGTAACGGCGGAAAAGCTATTTCTGTTCAGATTCTACGTCAAGCTGTTGAAGCTAAGTCACGCAAGCTACAAGCTCGCTGGACATTCGAAGCTGCTCAAGACGCACAATCAATGCATGGTATCGACGTTGAAGCCGAAATCATGGCCGCCTTAGCACAAGAAATTACTGCTGAAATCGACCAGGAAATCCTTCTTTCGTTGCGCCAGCTAGCTGCAACTGAGTACACATACAACCAAGCTACTGTTTCTGGTACAGCTACATACGTTGGTGACGAGCATGCCGCCCTGGCAGTTCTGATCAACCGTGTTGCTAACTTGATCGCTCAGCGTACACGCCGTGGCGCAGGTAACTGGTGTGTTGTGTCTTCAGAAATGTTGACAGTTCTACAAAGTGCTACAACATCAGCTTTCGCACGTACAACAGAAGGTACATTCGAAGCTCCTACTAACACTAAGTTAGTTGGTACATTGAACAACGCAATGCGTGTTTTTGTTGACTCATATGCTCCAAGCGGCACAGCCGTTCTTGTTGGCTATAAGGGTTCATCAGAGACAGACGCAGCTGCCTTCTACTGCCCATACATCCCCCTGATGTCAAGCGGAGTTGTTCTTGATCCTAACACATTCGAACCAGTCGTGTCATTCATGACTCGTTACGGATATGTGGAATTAACCAACACAGCGTCATCGTTTGGTAATGCCGCCGATTACGTTGGCGAAATTGCCGTAACTAACATCAGCTTCCAATAATTGGAATTGGTTTAGTAACGCACTCAACGAGTGTTGTAAAAACAAAAGGACCCTTTCGAGGGTCCTTTTTATCATTAACGCTTTTCTGTTTTGAATATGATATCCCACACCGGCAAGAATAATCCAAAATTGCATCTAGGGTTTAGATGGTGTAGGCGGTGCCATCTACCAGCTGTCCATGGGTAACAATCGATTCTTCTGTTATGCTCAAGCGGCTCTTGAAGAAAGGCAGCCCACGCATAGTAAGCTATAAGTATCCACCAGGCGTCAAATAACCACGCAAAGATGACGGTAGGAATCACCTCGGTTATCCACATGTCAAGCGTACTACCCCACGTGTCGCTGTACAGCAAGAGATTGTACGGGTGCCAACGCCCGAGATGTGTGTCCAGTGCCACGCAACGATGGTGATCACCGTGAATTCTGCGCAGTTGAGGAATCTGATGCACTAATCTATGTAGCCAGTACAACATCAGGGTCCATAATAAAAATTGAAAAATATAAGTCATGCGATTATTTATATCAGAACATTTATGATAAATACAATATCAATTGGAATACTATCATGTCAGACAACAGAACATCGATGCGTCAAACACTTCAACTCTTAGAGTCAGTTGAGCACGGTATGAAATCACAGCAACTCAATGAGAGTGATCATCTAGACCCAAACCTATCAAAAGCATACAACATGGGTCATAAAGCCTATCAAGCATACAAGAATGATCCCGAGTTGGCACAAGCGGCACAAGACAAGATCGAATCAGAGTTCCCACAATACGCTAAGATGTGGCTCACTGGCTATCGTGATGGCGAACGTTTCGCAGGTCAAGAAGCAAAGTCATCAATGAACAAAATGTTCGGCGGCGATGCAAAAAGTCTTACTGACAAGCTAAGTATCAAAAAAGAATCATACGGTGTCGCTGAAGGCGAGAATGATAACTATCATCATGACGCAGCAAAGTTAGCAGAGGGTGCGCTTGACGCAGCCGCAAGATACATTCAAGATGAACTTGGTGTTGAATTTGGTGATAACGCAGGCATGTTCTTTCAGGGCGAAAATCTGTCAATGATACTAGATATTCTCACACAATACGCTGAAGATGAAATGCAAAATCAGCGTGATAGCGACACAGAGAACGTTGATTCAAGTCTGGAAGAAAATCTTGGCGGCATGCGTGACAGACCCGGCCCAGATCACAAGTCATTTGATTTGGCAGAGTGCAAGGAATTTTTGGCAAAACGTACGCTCAAGGGTTAAATCACGATCAACTTTAATGACTAATCTTCAGCGATTAGTCCATCCTGCATAACATTCGATAGCAGTTCATTAAATTGTGTAAAATCGGGTGGTTGATTATTCAGTCGTGATTCAGCGTGAACTCCCAGAGTTAGTACACTGCGATAATTATTGCTAAGATTAACTACTAAATGCGGAACTTGTGTGTTGAATAAGTAAAATCTATTCTTCTCATATATCAATCGTTCGCTTGAAAAATATATTAATCTTGTAGTTTCCATATCTGATGCAAACACGGTTAGATAATCTGGATCATCACCCAACAAACAATTAAACGCTGCATATCTAGTTACGTCTCTGTGCCAACTATATATGCTATTGGGTTTCATTGTAAAAATAGTAGAGCGTAGATTGTACTTGACAATCACTTCTGATAGTTTTTTGTTATTATTAAATAACTCTACTGGTGGATAATATTGCAAAAATGTGTTTCTTTTATCCGTGTCTGTTCCGCCACGCTGCTCATATTCATACGTTTTGTATTCTTGAAGAATAAGATTTTCTTCATCTAACCATAAGTTTAATTTTTTATAACACGTCATTTTTATTCTCGATCTTTATATTTATTGACATAATCAATAGCAATCATAATCTAATGTCACTCCAATCAACCGTAGCATCAACAGTCAGCTCATTTAATTTGCGTTCAGTCTGAAGTCTAAGCGCATTGCAATTTTGACAAATTGTTTTTTCATCGATCAAGCACAATTGACAGCCATCAACTGCCATAAACTCACATATTTCACACTGAGATTTTTTCTTTTTTCTACAATATCTTTGTTTTGCACAATGACTACATATTG